CTCCAGAGCAAACACTACAAACGATGCATATACGACGACTTATTTGGTAGAGAGGCGCTTAAAAGTGAATTGGTTGCGAACAGTACATGGGAATGGATGCAGTTGGCAGTTGGAGCATTTGACTCCGATCCAGACGACCCGACAGTGGAATGTGATGAAGTAGTAAATGGTAATAGATGGTCCTTCCATGACCTTAATTGGAAGATACGTAAAGAACTCCCCTATTTTAAGTTTCATACACATGATGCAGAGGGGGGGTGCTGTGAAGAACATCCTGCTGGAAAGCCAATATTTCCAGAAGAATGGTCAATGCAGAAACTTGCTAGATTCAGACAAAGACTTGGAGAATATTACTATAGTTGTCAATTTAGAAATAAGCCAATACCTCCGGGTGGGAATGTATTTAAATCGGACTGGTTACGATACTTCGCTTTTAGGACTCTTAATGTTGAGTCAGTTATTAATAGATCCGAGAACAAATATTTGGAAGATTTTAACAATTCCTTGACGGGACAAACATTTGGCCAGCCCGGCGGTTATGAAATTATCCCCATACATGAGAAACAAGAAAAACGTCATATGGGGATACGACATGAAATAAATAAGGGAGTACAACAAAAAGATATACCGACATCATTCCTTAGTAAAATGTTATTAGTAGATCCCAACCACGCAGGTGAGAAAGGACGTGCTAATAATGTAATCATGGTACTAGGCGTCAACCGCGATCCCCTAAATGTATATATACTGGATGGCTATGCCAATAATTGTAGCAGGGAAGATGCCGTCTGGTATATGTACAAATTAGGGGAAAAATGGCGTATTCGTACTATATGGGTAGAAACTGCCGCAGGACAGAGTTGGCTTAAAACACTTCTAGAATTTGAGAACGAAACAAGGCGTACAAGTGGTAAATGGTATTTTCACAAAGTAGAAAATTTTAAGGACAATAGAAGTGAAAACGCCAAAAGTGATCGTATTGAAGACACAGAGCCATATTTTCGTCGGGGACAAATCTGGATTCCGTCCAATTATGATGGAGAATTTATACAAAAGTTCCTTGAAGAGTATAATGAATACCCGCACTGTGCCACAAAGGATATATTGGATACACTTGGACATGGATTGCAAAATCTCCAGTTCTCGACAATGAGTGAGAAAGAGATGAGGACTTTTACACAAGCACAGCAACAAAGACAATATGATATGCAAAAATCACGGAATTCTATAACGGGATACTAAATGTTTATATGGCAGGGAGCCGTGAATTCTTTTTGGGAATTTAATATAGGCCACTTGATTGATGCGGGGTTGTTCGTAATTGCAGCCGGTGGATATGTGATATCACGGAAGTCGGATATAAGACAAGCGATAGAACGACGTGATGAGGAAATGAAGAAACAGATTGAGATGCATACGGAAAATAGAGAGCGTCTTGATACTCTTACTAATTTTCATGAATCACAATTAGAATTAAATGAAAAAAGAGATGAACAGATTAGTCTTCTACGTGAGAATGCATCATCCTTAAAACATATTGTAGAGGGACAAGATAGACGATTACAATTACTGGAAAATAGTAGAGGGAGGACACATTAATGTGGCAGAGTATACAAAGAAATTGGATGACTAATCTTATCGCTCTTGTGTCTTTTATCTATTCTGTACCACAAGTTGTTACGGCAGTACAAGCATGGTCACAGCATCAAAAAGCAGACTGGCGTGGTGCTGCTGCTGGTTTATTACTTACAGCAGGAATGGCCGCAGCAAAAGACTTTACTAATCACAGTACAGCAACAGAAGTACAACAATCAACAATAAATACAAATGCAGCATGGACACCAAAAGGAGCTAAGTAAATGACGTTTCTTTCTAAATTAGGTAAGTTTCTAGCACAAGGCATTTCTATGGCCGCGGGCGTTTGGCCATTGGTAGCGCCGCTTTTTGGTAGTAAAGTATCTTCTGCTACAGCAACTATTGTAGGCAACGACCTTACTTCTGTTGGACAAGTTGTTGTACAGGCAGAGGCTCTTATACAGGGTAGTGGCACAGGACCACAGAAACTCGCTGCTGCGGCTCCTTTGGTTGCCAATATTGTAAAAACCAGCGAGTTGGTTGCGGGGCATAGTATTGCAAATGAGTCACTCTTTATTCAGGGTTGTACAGACTTAACAAACGCAGTGGCGGAAATTCTTAATTCATTATCCACTGCTAATGTTAATTCCTCTGGTACACCCGTCCCAACAGTTCCTCCCCCAACTACTGCTCCTGTGCCTGCTGTAATGGCAAATGCAGTATTTGTACCGAAGACGACTAAATAACAATGGCTCTTACTACTCCAATCAAGGTTGACTTTGGCGCAGATGGTGACGCGACCCTAGATAAGTTTGTCTTTAGTAATCTCAGAGCACTTATTAGTTCCTTTGAGACATTACATAAGGACAAACTTCCTGAATGGCGTAGACTTACCAAAGGAACTCCTAAAGAGAAAATTCGTAATTTTCCTTGGCCGGGGGCGAGCAATGTTGTTATTCAACTCATAGGGGAGAATGTAAGTACTATCAAGGCGGTACAACTTGGTACTATTTATGAGATTTCTCCTCTATGGGTTGAAGGTCTTGTTGGTGATTGGAAAGATGATGAAAAAGGGGAAGAACAACGAGAAGTTATGGAGAGTTTCATGTCCCTTATGGGATTGTCCAAAACTGAACTCGATTTATATAGAGTAGAATCTAAGGCAGCCCATGATATAGCATCATTAGGAAGTGTTGTAATTAAACTCCCGTGGCAAACATGTGTACAACAAATTGTAACAGGTGTAGACAATAATGGTCATATTATTGAAGAAGAAAAGGAAATGTATGACGGACCAAGGCCGGAAAAATTAGCCTATGAAGATTGGATGGCAACCCCGACAGCACGTACATGGGAGGATGCAAAATTCAAATCTTTTCGTTATTTTGTTACTAAACAACAATGTGAGGAAAAAGTATTTCGTGGACATTTTGATAAGGAAGCATGGGAAAAAATACAAGGGATACCGGATGTTATTGGTCTTACGGAAGAGGAAGAACAGAAATTAAGAGAAACTAATTTAGGTACACCAAATCCTGATACGGATACGGCTCGTTGGAAGTTCTATGAGTGTTGGTTGACATACAGACATAATGATAAAGAATACAGTCTTATTTACACTGCCCACGTAGATAAAGATTTACGTATGAAGGCAGTATTTAATTTTTATCCAAACAACGAAGAGCCTACAGAATTTGGTCGTCTTGGTTTCGATGAAGATGGACTTATTGGTTATGGTTTCGCTGAAATGGGGGAGATGTACCAAGAAGATGTCGCTACTAAACATAACCAAAGGAATGATAATCACACTCTCTGCAATACTAGTGTATTGCTTGGAGGCAATAACCCTCGTATTGATTCAGGGGTGGCATTATTTCCTATGGCTGTCCTTCCATTTAATAAGGATGAGGTTGCTATAGAACAACTTGGAGTACCAGACCAGAATAGTGTAAATGAAGAACAACTTACTATTGCGCTTGCTAAGGCCAGATTCGGCACCGATATGTTATCCGCTGAAGGAAATGGCTCAGGGAGCGTGGATAAAAAGGGAAATTACAATAGCATGGGCACCTTCGCTATTATGCAACAAGGTGCGCGACGGATTAATATTAATATTACGGATTTTCGATATCTTCATCTTAATCTTGGTAATAAGTTCCAAAGACAATATGCGTATTTTGGTGTGGGGGAAAAGCGACTTAAATATTTTGGAGAGAATGCAAAGTATCTCCAAATGGCTCTTGAATCAATTAAAACAGGCCGTATGGAACTTCCTGTTAAAGCGGCTACTGCTTCTATAAATAAAGAAGTAGAAAAACAGACAGGAATGCTCTTTACACAGGTAATGCAACGTCATTATAGTGCTATTGCACAAGTTCTACAAGGAGTGACAAACCCTACTATTCCTCCTGAAATTAAAGAGTTTTTACTCGGTAGTATTGGTGGTATGGCATATGTAATGAGTAAATTAGCACGTGCATTTGGGTACGATGATCTATCCAGAATGCAACCGGAAATAGAGATTTTGAATAAATTAAAACAAGGAGCCAAACAAAATGGACAACAAGGAGTTTCTGGCGGCGCAGGAAATGTTGCGCCAAGCAACGGAAGACCCGGCATTCAAGAAATTCCGGGAGCACCAACTAATAGTCCTAACGCACCTCAACCAGCCAGCTCAAATAATGGTGGAGGAATACTTCTCGGCTAAGAG